TTTTATTGGATAACATTTTTATCTTGTTTTTTGTTAAATTCATACTGCAAATATATAAAGAAAATGTCAATAAACAACACTTTTCAATGTTAAATAGTATAAGTTATTAACAATATAGATGTTAATAAAGGAACAATGTTTCTAGTTTATTAGGAGAAAAAGAGTATATTTGAAATTCAGTTCAAATTACTCGAAAGAGTTTTTATCTTGTATTGAGAGCCTAGTTATTTGATAGCTAGGCTTTCTTTTTTAAGTTAAAATCATAGGCTCTATAATAGGCATTTTGCCATCATCTAATACAACAGCGCATCCTAAAATAGGTTTAGCAGTATGAAATTTAGCATAGGAAAAGGCAAAGGACTTATATTCTATTCCTGTAGGACATTGTAAACCCCATTTAAGATCTTTAAGGCTAGCAGTATAATCAATAAAAGATTGAGTATGTATATGTCCCTGCACCATAGAAGTACCCCAGTTCTGAACTCGCTTCATTATCCCTTTTCCTGAGCAGCCAGTTCCGTGAACATATAATACGTTGTCGTGTATAAATTGTTCTTCAAATTTCCAATCTGGTACTCCTAAAACTTCATTAAGAGTTCTTACCCATCTTTTATCTACTCCTGCATCCTCAGCCTTCCTATAGACTATAAGATCGTGATTTCCTAAAGTTATTGTAATTCCATTAGGGACAGTATCATTATTAAAAACCTCATACCATTTAGCTACTTCTTTAATAGCCATATCTAATTCATATTTAGCTCCGTGTGTTTCCGTGTGTGTAGTATGAAAGCTGGCAAAATGTGAGTCTATTATATCTCCAGTCATAGAAATTGCATTGCAATCATATTTTTTATATATGTTTAAGCAATGCTGCAGATATTTAGGATGACAGTAGGGGAGATGCAAATCCCCTACGATCAACCTGTTGGTTTTTTTTCTTCTAAATTCTTTTAAGAAGTTATTTTCCTTCAGACTTAAGCGTGGTCTGAATTGTTTCATTACTTCTTTTTCTTAGCTTCTTTACCAAAATCTGCTAAAGATTGTCCTCCTAGCATTGCTATACAACTCCACCAAATTTGAGAAACTGACTCCTCATCTACAGAAAGCCATTTTGCAATTAGAGGGATAGCTATAGAAGCTAATCCTAGCCATACCTTCTTAGAGGTAAGAAGTTTAGTTATTAAATAATCTTTCATCTTTTTATTTTTTTAAGTTAATATTAAAGTTTATATGACAATCCTACATTAAATGAGCCTTCCTCATCTTTGCGAGTATAGTTAGGCTCTACATAGAAATTATCCCAAATATGAACTGACACTCCTACTCCATAAGTAATATGATCTGTAGAGTTTTCAGTTGGCATTTGTACTGATAAATAAAAATCATTAGATAGATTATATCTTCCGATCATATCATAATCATCTCCATTTTGTTGAACTCCTACCATTATATCATCTGAAATCTGGTAGCCTATACCTATATTATTAGTAAAATTATCTATTCCCCAGCTTTCATTTTCTGCTGGCTCTTGTACATTAGACAAAACTTTTATTTGTGCTGAAGCAGTAAAAGTGAATAATGCTATCATCATAGCTAAAATTGTTTTTTTCATTTTTTTGTTTTTTAAATTTTTAAATTAATTAATAAGTCCAAACTAATTTCGTTGGTTTTTCTGGTTTTTCTTGTATATCTATATGGATAAAATTAGATCCTACCCCTATCCTCTCTATTCCGAAATGGAAAGCAGCTTCTAGTATTAAGTATTTAGTTCTGCTATCTGGAGCAGATATGTCAGCTGCCTTTCCTTTGATATGAGGAGAATTTTTTACTCCTCCTATTTTTTTATTATATTCTGGGCTTCTATATCCAGAAGTTATTTTATATGGAATGTCAGATCTATGTCGCATATTATCTAATATCATTAATAGATTAACATCCATTTTCTCTTTGCCTGAGCCTGGCAATCCAGGCTGGTCAAATTCTGAAATATCAAAATAGTTTAATTTAATATTAAATTCTATTTTTTTTTCCTCCATATTTTAAGCTCATTTCCTATCTTTAAAGCAGTCCATATTATAGCAACTGCATACGAAACTAATTTTAGAGATATCTCCAAATCCGTTAAACTCACTCCGATTGCTCCTACGTTTAGCATTACTGTAGTAGGACAAAACTTCCCTATTATTTCATTTATCATTTTAGTTTTCATTTTATTAGTTATACTCTTTTGAGTGTAAATGTTATTCCTCCTCTAAAATCAAAGGTACTACCCCCTGACTCTGCAGCGTAAATATGAGGTACTATTATATCTCCTGCACTTATACTGGAGCTAGTTCCTGCAGCCATTGTATCTACTTGAGTAGTAGCGTTCCCTGTTAATCCTACAGTATAAGTCCCTATTAAAGTCATAGCAGAAGCTGAAGTAGATCCTTGTACAGGGGTAGTCTTATATAATAGAACATCCATACTCCATCCAGAATCTCCTGTTATTACTGATCTCCCAGATACTATCTCATAGTCGCAATCAGCTATAAACTTCATAGATTTTACTGCTCTTTGCGTACCAATAGAGGTAGGAGCATTTGCATTTGTAGAGCCGAATCTTCCACTTTTATTATTGTCCTCTCCATTCAATACATAATAAGTTGCATCAGTTAGATTGTCCCCCTCTACTCTAAAATTAACTACATTTCTACCTAAGCTTTTTGCTCCATCTAAGCTGTCAGAAGTAACTGCCATATCTCCTATAGAGCCTTTTGTTTTGTTTTGATATTGACTTACTAAATCATCAACACTAAAAGAAATAGTATCTCCTATCAATATATCTCTATAAATAGTTTGAGAAACTACTCTAATACTGGTATCTCCTACTCCTTGATCGGATGCTACTTCAAATTCTAAAGGCGCATTTATTTGAAGATCATTAGTATTAGCTGTGCCATCTTGATTATAAGGGAGATAAGAGTTAGCTTGCGTTTGTAAAGAGAAAACATCTCCAGTCTTAAATATAGCTTTTGTCATATATTGAACTGATATAGAGGTAACAGTTTGAGAGATAACAGTACCACTAGCTGCATCAAGATCAATTATTTGCGCTCCATTCACTATAGCTACTTGAGTAGGTTGATGAGTGTTTAAACTCATTATTTGTTTGCTTAATGTAGCTGGAGGATTACCAGCTGGAGGAGGAGCTATTAAAGCTGCACTCCCTCCTGTTGGAATAGGTATTCCAGCATTTCCATAGATTCCAGTATAACTACCAGCAGTTCCTACTGTAGTTGTCGTTCCTGCAACATTATAATTCTTTTGCTCATAGAGTTTCCATTGCCAGGTATCAGTAAAAGGACTCCATACTCCAGTATGCATAATCCATTGATGAGAAGTAGTAGCAGTTTGACCATCTGAAGGAGTAAAAAATCTAGTAAATGGAGCTGGAGTCATAGTTTGAGATCCACTCGCATCAGTTAAATATAGACTTTCAGTAGGATCATTAGTAGTAGTTACGCTAAATATTTTAGGACCTCCTGACTGAGCATTTAAAATATCTGCTGCTAATTGAGCTGTAAAAGTATTACTTCCAGCTAAAGTATCTATCCCCCACTCTCCTGCTATATCAGTCCATTTCCACTCTCCTGCTCCTGTAAATGTTGCTCCTGTAAATACTTGCAAACCTCCCCCAGATGCCGATCCTCCTGCATCTCCACACACTACTGCAGTTACTCGTTCAACAGCTGTATCATTAGTAGCTAAAACTGTACTCGTATTATAAGCATAATTACCTACAGCTCCATTATTTATCTGAACAAAACAGGAAGAATCTTCTCCTTGATTAGGAGCTGCATTTAGATAATTTATATTTTGAGCTTCTGGATCATTTGAGGAAGGATTAGCTCCTAGATTAGCTGCTCCGTGAGGACCAATATGAGTTGAGCTATATCTATAATTCCTGCAGTAATAAGCTAGCTCCCATTCTCCATCCCATTCTGAAGCTCCTGCTTGTAAAAAATTTACATATCTATAATTGGAGGAGGTACTTCCTCCAGCTGAAGGAGCTGAAGTTAATTCTACAGTAGTCATACCAGGAGTAATTGCTACACTATTCCACATTCCATACAGAGTATTGTCAGCTGCTCCAAAGCTTGACTGTTGAATCCAGGCATTAGTAAATCCAGAAATTCCAGTTCCCATCCATTGTGTAGGTCCTGAAACGGGACTTCCTACTGGTAAATTATAAAGCTGTCTAGTCCATCCATTAGATTGAGGACTGGTATCTAAAGTATCAGATCCTGTACCAGCTGGTCTAGCTACTAAAGTCCAGAAAAACTCTAAATCTCCAGAGGCATTAGAGTTATTAGAAATATTTAGTATTATTCTTTGATAGAAAAATTGATCGTTAGTCCCATCAAATTCAAAAGTTCCTAGAGATTCAAATGTATAATGGTCAGTAGCTGCAGTAGCATCTCCATATCCTGGAATATCTGGAAATCTGGTAAAATAATTAAAATTATCTAAAGAATTAAATTCTATATCTACTTGCTTTAAAGCTGGTAAATTAGAATACTGACCTCCTGTAAGTTTATAATTTAAAATAGAATTATTTGGTCTATTATCTAAAGGAAGATGGTATGTCCCAGTATAGGGAGCATAGAGATTTGTAACAGGACCAGGTCCAGTTAAAGGGACAGTAGGATTAGGTTGTATTGTATTACTAATTCCTGTCTGAGGAGAGTTGTTCATATAATAAACAAAAGAAGTAATATCATCTGGAGCTATATATGTCCCTACTTGATTTTCTCTAAATTCATTTATTTGTACAAAATACCAGGTATTATGCCAATAAAAAGCTCTCATTCCCCACGCCTTACATACATCGGTCAGCACTTTATAACAACTAGGAGCTTTATATTTTACTGTACCATTTTCATCTGGCTGCTGCACATCATACCAGGTCCTATCCTGCATCCTAGTCATTTCTAAAGGATCTACAGTAGTATTAGCGTGTTCGGCATTATACCATCTTACAGCGTGCCTCCTTCTTGCAGTAGCTTGCGAGCCAGTAGACATAGTATAAACTCCTGCCCAATACATACAGGAAGCTATAATTTTGCTAAAATTACTTTTTCCAAAAAATACATCAGATCCAATATAAAGATGGTCAGATGATTGAGTAGAAGTGTCAGGGATAAAATCATAATATTTTAAAGAAGCTAATCCATCAATAGCATTTAAAGTTACTACATAAGGTACAGACTCATCTGGATCTGCAGATAAATCCATTAATAAATATCCTCCCCATTGAGGCATAGCAGTTACACTCGTATTGAAGGGAGGAGGATTATACAAGTAAACATATACATCTCTCTCCTCTCTTGCAGTCCTTAATTGTTTTATATAATTTGCAGATAAAATATCAGTAACCATAAATTCTATGGTCATAGTAGATGGCTTTAAAGGAGCGAACATCTTATTCCCATCACTTCCCCATTTAATACTAACACTTCCAGGACCTAATACCAAAGGCTGGTCATAGTAAGAAGAACTAGCGACTTGATCGTGAAACTCTATACGATATTCTATATCTTGATCTGAAGTAAAATTTCCAAAATAAGTTCTATTGTATGCCATTAGATATATCTTTCTCTTTGTGTAGTAGCTAGGTCATTAGATAAATAAATATCCTCTCCTTTTAATACTCCTCCTACTTGTAACTGTACATTCATTTGATTGCCTAGCATTGATTTAAGCTTCGAGAGTGGAGCTACAACCTCTGGATCTGTAGAAGCTCCAGGATATTCTCCGACTAAAGCATTAGTAGGACCAAAGGCTATTCCCCCTTGAGCTAAAGGGATAGGAGTAGAAGCTATTACTGCTACTTGAGCTGCAGCTAGTCCTCCCACTATGGCTGCCAAAATAGGTCCAGCTGGAGGAGGTACTGTTAAAGCTTGAACAACTGCATTTGCTCCTCCCATTATAGCATTAGCTATATTCATTGCCTTATTTCGTTTAGCTTGTTTTGTTTCTGCAGCTTTTTTTCTATCTGCAAATCCTTTATCTAAATCCTCTTGTTTGTCATCAAAATCCTTTTTTAAATCGATTAAGGCTTTATCTTTTTCCTCCTGACTCATTTTAGAATTTTCTATAGCTAGTAGCTCTCTCTCATAATCTGCATCAAAAGCCTCTTGAGATCTGATTTGATCGTTCTCTATGATGGTCATTTGTTTTTCGTGTTCTGCAGCCCATAAAGCACCTATACCTCCTAGAATAGCTTGAGCAGAATCCATCATTGTTTGATAGTTTTCTTTAAAATATTTTCCTAAATTTTTCATACCTAATTTTACTGAATTCCAGTAAGTTTGCCATTTAGATAGCTTATCATCTAAAGTTCCTTCTAATTCATTAGGATCTCCCCCTTCTGGATCTTCTGGATCTCCCCCTTCTGTAGAAGTTCCCCCAGGAGTTACACTTGTTCCTCCTTCAAAAAGAGCTTGCAGTTTTGCTTTAGCAGCTTTCATTTTATCGGTCATATAAGTTTCTATGTCTGATATAGCTTGATCTAGTTGTTCTTCAGTAACTAGCTCTACTTTATCTTTCATCCTCATACCTTCAGTAAAAGCTTTATTGATGTCATCCATTTCATCTAAGAAATCTCCCTCAATCTCATCCATCCCTCTACGCATACCCTCTCCAAATTCCATCATTTGTTCATAGCCTTCCTTCCCTAAATCAAAATCTAAAGTAAATGCTCCAGCTATAAGCTTCCCTAAACCATCAAATACCTTTCCTCCAAAATCCCTAAGATTTAATATTTGTTGATAGAGTGCTTTGAAGAAAAATTTAATAAAAGCCCAGATAGTTTTAAATGCTGCTCCGATTGACAGAACTAACCTTCTAAAGGCTTCAGATTCATTCCATAAATCTATCCAGTAATTAATAAATGCTACAAATACAGGTTTTATTTTTTCCCAGTTATCATAGATAACAGCAAACATAATTCCTAGAGCAACTACTACCATTCCTACAGGTCCTGTCATCATACCTAAAGCTTTTGTAACCCCTCCAGCCATAGTCATTAAAGGACCACTAAAAGCGACTAGAGTTCCTGCAGCCAATACTAATTGCTTTTGTCCTGTATCTAAAGAAGTAAATCCTTTAGCTATTTTTACTGCTCCTTCTACTATCTGAGTAAATATTGGCATCATAGTAGTTCCTAGATCCTGAACTGCCATCTTTAAAGTATTGAAACTTTTTTGCATCTTAAACCCTGCAGTTTGCTCTAAAGATTCAAATCCTTCATTTAAAGCACCGCTAGACTCCTCCATATTATCTAGTATCTGAATATAAGTATCTCCCTGTTCTCCCAGAGTACCCATTATATTTTTAATAGCTTGAGATTTACCAAATAGATCAGACATTTCTACTCCATTAGCAGCAAAAGCATCTTTTAAATGGAATAAGGTAGCAGCTAGTCCTTCATCTTGCACCATACGCCTTAAAGATTCGTAAGACATATTGATCTCATCTAAAGCTTTTCTACCTTTTTCTGTTGGCTTAGTTACTGCCATCATAACTCCACCAAATCCAGTAGTTGCAGATCTAGCATCTCCAGTTGTTTTTGTATAGGTAGAGATATTAGCGAGTAATTCTTTAAAAGATATTCCCAGTTCTGCAGCTAGTCCTACTTGAGTTCCTAAAGATTCTGCTAGCTCTGAAGATTCAAACATACCAGTTCTTACTGCCATTGCAAACTGATCTAAAGCCTGAGTAGAATCAACTGTATCTGCTCCATAAGCATTTTGAGCTGCAGCTGCTACTTTAGCCAAATCAGCTTGCTCTCCCAGTCCTATTGCTACTCCTTTAGATACTTGCTCTAAAGCTTTCATAGCATCTGCTCCTCTTAATCCTGCAGAAGTTAAAAAGAATAAACCTTCAGCTAGTTCGGCTGGAGCTTGAGCTGTAGTGCCTGCCAACTTCATTACATCCCCTGAGAGGTTTTTGACTTCTTTACTGGAGATTCCTACTAAGGTATTAATCTTAGTCATACTCTTTTCGAAATCAATAGCCATTTTTGCTCCAGCTACCCCAACAGCTGCAAAAGGTAAAGCAAAAGAAGTAGTAATAGATCTTCCTATTGTTTGCATCTTAGCTCCAAAAGTTACTAATCTTTTAGATGCTTTATTTAATCCTCTAAATAGAGGAGTAGTTACTGCATTAATAACTACATTTAAGGAGGCTAGGGCTTTTTTAGGCATTCTTTTTATCTTTTAGTTTTTGTTGTACTTTATCATCAAAAGCAGACTCTTTTATTATTTTTTCTATATCTTTTTTAATTGCTTTCCGAGATCTTTTAATTTTCTCCCAAGGAAAAACAGTTATTTTTTTAGGATCTATAGAGCGTTTTAAATGAGGATTTATTATAACACAAGCCATCCATCTAGCTCTCTCCCACATTCCCTGATAATCTTGCTCATATAGTTTTTTTCTTCCTAATTGCGCATTAATAAAGTTTCTAGGTGTCATATCATCTAAATCTCTTACACTCATATTCAACTCTCCAAAAGCAATCTGCTCAACAATATCAAAAGTAACTACCTCCTCTACTTCTTTTTTTCTCCTCCCTTTTTTTTGTTGAGCTTCTTTGCGTTTCCCATATTATGTCCCATTTGCGTACCAAATATTTCTAAAGCTCTGGTAAGTCCACTCATATCGGTATCTAACATATCTCCTAGATCATCTATGGTTATTTCCATTTTTTGACCTGACTTTCTACATCCTTCCTCTATCCCTATTAATACTAAATTCAAAGCCTGGTCTAAATTCATATCCTGCCCTAAGCTCATTAATTTATTTAGAGATGTCCCTGTTAATCCGCAATATTTTCTCAATCCATTAAATCCAAAAAATATAGGATAATTTTTTCCTCCTAATTCTATTAATTCGTATTTCATTTTTTTTATTCTTAAAGGTTATTAATAAGAGTTCATCCGAGCCGCCCCTTTAAGAAATAAAAAGGCAGCAAGGATTCCCTCTATTTTATTATACAGTAGCTTGCGTTAAAGTTCCAGTACCTGAAAAAGAAGCACTCCAAGTAGAGCTATCTTCATTAGGAGTATCTGCAGATAAAGAAGTCATATAAGCTTCTCCACTCCATTTGATATCTCCAGTTACTTCTGTACTAAACATTAAAGTAAACGCTGTTCTAGTTGCTATGTAGTTAGTATATAATTCATTCATAGTTATATCAGAGATTGCACCTCCTGAGTTATCTACAAAAATTACCATTCCTTCTACAGAAACTTCCCAATCTCTTTGTCCTTCCATTTGCTCTCTCCATCCTCCAGAGTCTTTAGTAGAAGTATCTCTGAGATTGTGATTCATTGATATTGAAGCGGATGTAGCATAACCAATTTTCGTGCCAGCTGCATATACTCCAAACTTAGTACCATTTAGTATGCCATTTGTCGCCATTTTTTTTGTTTTTTAAATTAATTAATTAAGTTATTTTATTTATTTTTTTTCAGTTGTATTTATCTTATATTATATTGTTAATTGCTCTAATTCTCCTACTCCAGCAAAACTTAAACTAATAGTAGAACTATCTTCATTAGGAGCAGAAATTTCAGCACTTTGTAAATATCCTTGTCCCTGCCAATAAGGAGTCCCAGATGTTACGCATTTTAAATTTAACCAAAATTTCTCCTGATTTATTATACCATCTTCTAAAATCTCATCAGGACTCATTGCTAATAAAGAAGTATGCTGACTGGTTAAAGTACCATCAGAATACTTAAATCCTAATTTTCCTGTAAACTCAAAAACCCAGCTCCTACTAGATAGCAAAGAAGTATTCCAGCCATAAGTTTCTCTGACTGTAATATCTTTAGTAGCATTTTCTACAGAGAAATTAGCATTATCTCCGAATATTGCATATTTCCCATTTACTAGCAGTAAAAATTCGCTCCCATTTATAACTCCATTTATAGCCATTTATCCTATATATAATATTGCTATTTTAATATCTGTTGTTGAGCTAAGAGTAAAACTTACTGTAGAATCTTCACTATTAAAAGAAGCCACCGAGTATGTACCCATTAATGAAGTAGAGTTTCCATCTACAGTTTCAACTGCATTAGCTTTTGTTAGATCTCCATATTGAGGACTATCAACAGAAGTTACTACTGTAGTTACAGTACAAGTTACAGAAGCTTCTCCAGAGTTTTCTATAAGTATAAACTCTTTTCCTGTATTAGTAAAAGTATTAGTAACTGCTCCAGGAGAAGTTAAGCTAACAGTCAATCCCTCCTCAATTATTGCTTGACTAGCTATTAGTGCCATCTTCTTCTATTTTTTTAGTTTTCTTTTTACTTTTTTTAGCAACTTTTACAGGCTCGCATATTCCAGCTTCAGCTAGTTCTGCAGCAAATTCCCAAGTTACATTGATTTTTGTACCTATAGGAAATGTTTTTTCTCCTCTAGTGTATTCTTTAATTGTTGTTATTCTAGGCATTTTATTCTATATTTATCCAGCCATTTGCTGGGTTATTAATTAATTCTAGGATCTCTGAGTGTGAGTAATCAGTAAAGCCCTCTAAATCTTTAGGCTTCTCTCCAGAATATTTTACTATAAACTCGCTTTCATCTATTTTATATCTTACTGTTTCTTTTCGCTCCAATACATTTATGAAATTAATCTTATTAATTTCTGTAGTAGGTATTATGCAATATTTTTTCATATCTTATCCTGGTACAGCTGTATTAATATCATCAGAGGACATATTAGTCATTGTCCCATCATTACTATATAATGGAGAATTATCTGGTATTGTAGGATAAGTAGCTCCATCTCCATTTCTCCAAAATCCTACTAAAAAATCTGAAGATACAGGATATTTATTAGGATCTCCTGTAGCTCCACTTCCATACAATCTCGAAACATCATCAGCAGATAGCACTTCATCCCATATTGAGAACTCATCCATTTTTCCTTCTGTATAATCAGTACCTGCACTTTTAGCCATAAATAAATTATTGTCTGTAGTAGATGGAGTTCCCCAGCTTCCAGTTAAAGATACGCTAGCTCCTCCATTTGTAGTATTTTTCAATACGTTATTTATATACATATTTAGTCCTGTAGCTGCTCCTGAGAGATCATAAGTTATTACTATATGATTCCATACATCATCATCTACACTAGCTACAGAATCAAAGTTTATAAAGTTAGTATTTGTATCTCCGAACTTCATACAAAACCTTATCTGATTGTTAAATCTATTCATTAAAAAATATTCATAATGATTTGCTCCAGAGTAATAGAGTCCATCTTTATTGAGTATATATTGACTAGATCCACTTTCTGCAAAATTTACCCATACTGAAAGACTAAATCCTCTATTTCCTCCAGATCCATTTATACTCCAGTTTGTAGCGTTTCCAAAAGTTACATAATCATCTACTCCATCAAAAGCTAAAGAATATTGATTAGTCCAAGTATTAGAAATATCTAGTCTTACTATTCTTATTACGAAATCTAAATGCTTTACATAAACTCCTATATTTTCAGCTGAATCATCATAATCATCTACACAGTTTTCAAATACGCAAGAATCTACATAAACATCATTCGGATAAGCAGGAACAGTCCCCCATTCTCTATCCATAGCCTCTCTTATTAATACAGCTATATCTTCTACATCTACATAGGTTTTACCAAAAACAGAAAGCTGGATTCTAGTAGTATCTACTAAACTCCTTTGTGAAATTCTAGGATCACTAAAGTAACCTATTGTAGCTCCTTTAGTATTTAATGGAATTGTACTTACTTCTCTATAAACTATATAAGGACTGGCAGTAGGCTGAGAAGCCCTTAAAGCGAATATCTTAGAAGATGGTATTCTTTCCATTAAGCTAGTATAGCTTCTTAACATTCCAAAAACTATTGCTCCTGTTCGCATTATTTATATATTCTTTTTTGTCCTTTTAGTTCTCTTTGTAAAACTTTTTCTACTATTGCTTTAGCTCCTGCTAATAAGATAGCTCCTGCTTGCCCTTGAGTTTGATCCCACGCTGGTCGCATAAATGGATGAGGATCTGCTGTAGCAGTTCCATATTCTACCATAGCTCCATAATATCCTCCTCCTCTTTGCTCATTTTTTGTAGCTGATCCTCCAGTTGCTTTTGGTCCTACATATAAAGCAGGAAGCCTCCTAGAAGCTCTTGTACTAAAAGCTTTTATACTCCTTCTTAAATCTCCTTCATCATTTTTTATTCTTGATCTAGCTGCAGCTATAATAGGTTTTGCAGCTTGTCTAAATACAGCCATAAAGAATTTATCTCTTTTTACAGCATAAGGGATTTTTCTCATAGCTCTTATGAGTTCTTTATTTCCTAATACTTTACCTGAGTTTAACTCCATTAATTATTATCTTTTTGTACTGCAGTTAATCTAGTAATTTTATGCCTTCCATCAATATGAGCAATTTTTTCTATATAATAATATATATAACTACCTGCAGAACTTGTATATTTTATTCTCCAGTTAGGTCGTATATCTTCTTTGTAGCTTTCATATCTTATATAAAAATCTACTTTTTGCTCTCCTACTTGTTGATCTCCTTCCTCTCTCTCACTTCCTCCCTTCCAAATCATATAAGCCCATACAGAAGCTGGATCTGCATCAGCAAAAGTTTCCTCCTGTATTCCTCCATACTTACTATTTAGATTATAACTAGGAGTCTGAATTATAATAGGTGTATCTAATTCTCCTACAGTTATCATAGAGTCTGAATTTTATATGGATTCATTAAATATTCTGCAGTCTTTGGAATAGTAGAAACAATTTTTCCTACAATAACGCTTTGCCTATTCTCATACATATCAGCTACTATAATTTTTACTGCTTGAATTAAAGGCTCAGGGATATCAGTTGTAGTAGCATAACCTGCATAATAAGAAATCTTCCAGGCTTGAAAAACATCATCTGTAGAAGGTAAACTAGAATCATCGGAAGGATATAATCTAGCTGGTTTAATTAAAGGGACAAATTCATATTCAGTTGTAGCTAAAGTATTCCAGGCAGCACCAGAGTAATAAGATACAGTAGGCAAATGCGATACAGTATTACTGACAGGACTTTTATATAGAATTTTTAGATCAGAAAAACTATTACCATACTGTACTAAATTAGTAGTACCTAAATATAGATTCGTATATTCCTCCACCATTCTAACTGCAGCTGCCTCGCAAGCTGCTATATAAGTATCATCATCAGAAAAAGTTATTCTCAGATGAGTTTTTAAATCTGCAGTTGATACTACTGTAACCTCGTGAGGGGTAACTACCTCTAAATATTTCATAGCTATACTTTTTAAATTTTATTATTATTTCTTAAAGTTTAAAAAAAGGGAGGAAAAAGGAGCATAGCTCCAATTTCCAACCTTAATAGTATTAATTATGCTTCGATCAATTTAATGAAAGAGTCATTCCT